GTCGCTGAGTTCGCAAGCGACGACGAATCGCAAGTCGTCGCCACTCGCTACGCCGAAGGGCATCTCAACGACTTCTCGATTGATGCGATTGTCATCGATCGCCAATTGATCCCAGAGGGGAAGACCTACACCACCGCACGGGGTGAGGTCGTCGAAGGTCCAGCGGAAATCATCACCGCATGGGAACCGCATAACGCGTCGATCTGTGCAACGGGTGCAGATCCGAATTCTACAGTTCGTCGGTCATACGACCGGGAAGAGGTGCAGAGAATGGACGAAGCCTTGATGCAGGCAGTCTCAAAACTCGGCGTGCCGGAAGGTATGACCGACCCAGTAGCAATCATCACGTTTCTAGCGGGCAAGGCGTCCGCTAGCGAGTCCGAGTCACCCGAGATGCCAGAGGTCGAAATGATGGCTGACGCCAAAGAAGAACCCAAGGAAGAGCCCGCACCCGAAGCAGTGCGAGCCGACATGCCAGCCGAAGACGTTGAGCAAAAGGTTGAGGCTGAGGTTGCTCGTCAACTCGCTGCCGACCAACTCCGACGCAAATCAATTTACTCCGATGTGAAACTCGCAAAGCTTGAGCGAAGCTTTGCCGAGCAACTCATCGACGAGGGTGTTTCTGTGGAAGTCGCTCGCGAAAGGATCATCCGCAAGATGGCAACCCAAGAACCCGTAGGAACCTCTCCCAATCCCGACGTTCGCGTTACCGAATCCGCCGACGACAAGTTTGCATCGGCAATCGGCAGCGGACTGATTCAGCGATCGATGAAGGCCGCTGGTCTTCGCAATCGTTCTCAGACCGCACCAGGTGCTGACGAGTTCGAGCGAATGGACCTTCGCCGAATGGCAACCATGTGCGTCCAGCGGATGGGCATTCACACCGACAAGCTCGGCATGCCCGAGATCGCACGCATCGCAATGGGTGCTCGTGGCGTCGAGCAGAAGTATCGCATCCAACGCGATGCGTACCATACGACCGGCTCGTTCCCATCGCTACTGCTCGACGCAGCAAACAAAACGCTGCTCGCTGCCTACGAAGAAGCGACCTACACATGGTCAATCTGGGCACGGCAAGCCGCAAGCGTTGACGACTTCAAGCCGATCAACCGGATCCGCATGGGTGAGTCGCCCGACTTGGAAGCGATCCCAGAGGCTCAAGCTTACCCCGAAGGAGCCATCACCGACCTTCGGACCAGCTACCGGGTCGAAAAGTACGGCAAGCAGTTTTCGGTATCGTGGGAAACGGTCATCAACGATGACCTGGACGCCTTGAGCCGCATTCCTGCCATGCACGGCAACGCTGCTCGTCGCCTTCAAAACAAGAAGGTCTACGAGGTGCTGACCGCCAATGCGAACGTGGCCGACGGTTTCGCTCTCTTCAGTGCCTCGCACCCAAGCGGTAGCAACGTCTCTGGTAGTGCAGGTGCTCCGGCGGTCGGAACGCTCAACACTGGCTACCAGCAGATGATGCTCCAAAAAGGCTTGGCATCGGATGCAATCCTCGGATTGACTCCGGCGTTCCTGATTGTGCCGCCTGCTTACAGTGCAACCGCTCTGGAGTTGGTCAACAGCCAGTCCTACAACGCCGCGAATAACAACGAAGGCGTTGTGAACATCTACGGCGTCAACGGCGTTCGTCCGCTTCAAGTTGTGGTCGAGCCGATTTTGCATGCAAGCAGCTCGACCAACTGGTTCCTGGCCGCGAACACGAACCAAATCGACACTGTCGAGCTTGCGTTCCTGAACGGCGAAGAGTCGCCGGTACTGACCAGCACGCAAGACTTTGACACCGACACTTACAAGTACAACGTCCGACAGACGTTCGGTGTCGCTGCAATCGATTGGCGTGGGTTGTTCCGCAACGCTTCCTAGTCTGATTGACGACTTCCCGCCCTGGTCGCAACCGGCCAGGGCTTTCCCTCAAGCAAACACAACTTCCAAACCTGGAGAAAACAAATGGCCGAGCTTCTCGATTTTGAACAACGCTACGTTGACGACTTTGTCGGTTCGAGCGTTACGTTTCCAACCTCCGCAAACATCGGTACTCCGTGGGTTACTGCGGTCACTGGTGCTGCACCTCCGACCCACGTTCGAGCCGGCAGTCTTGCGACCCTGACGTTGACCAGTGCCAGCCAGATTCAGATTCTCGGCTTGCATCACGGTGACTCTCTGGCGTTCGACATCGACGACATCCAGCGAGTCACCATGCGGGTCCGCATCGGTGCGACGACCTTCACCTCCGGATCGATCCTCTGCTTCGGCGTCGGGTCGGCTCGAAACGATGCGTCGAACGATGTCGCCGCGAATGCTTGGTTCCGGATGGAGGGTGCAAACTCGACGTCGCTTGTCTACTGCGAGACCGACGATGGCACGCGAGACGTTGACGACGTTTCCACCGGCTTGGCGCTTGCAAACACTTTCCGCGATTTCGTGATCGACTTCACGGGCGGCAAAAGCAACGTCAAGTTCTACATCGACGGCATCCGAGTCTGTGCCTCGCAGACCTTCGATATGTCGGCGTACAGTTCCGGACTGCAACCGATCGTCCAGTTGCAGAAAGCCGCAAACACCAACGCGGACGTCTGTGTGATCGATTTCGTAGAAATCGTTTGCAAGCGACGAGCCTAATGACGCTGCATGACACCATCCGCTCTGATGCGGCTCAAGTGTTCTGCAACGCAAGCGACTTCGCGGAGTCCGTTGTGTACTACAAACGCAACGGACTCTCGCGAACCATCAACGCCGTCGTCCAGCGCGAGGCGTTCGCGATCAACCCCGAAGACGGGGACACCATCACTCCCGTCTTCGAGGTCCATGTTGCCAACGATGCCGCCACCGGAATCGCCAGCAACGAACTGAACATTGGCGGTGACATGCTCACGTTCGCGGTGCGGGTTGGAAAGCCAGCCGAGCGACGGAGCATCACACGCCTCATCAGCCATGACGAAGGAATGTTGGTGCTTGAATGTCGCTAGCCATCGTTGACCAGATAGCCAATGCGATCACCGATCGCGTTGCCTTGATGGTGGACAACGACGCCTACGAGATCGGTATCGCCGAGGTTGTGGTACCGACGCGAGTCGGAGAATTCACGCCTCGCGATCGCCAGATCGTTATCGTCCAAGGCGACGATGAACGAGTTCCCGACCTAGACATACCAGGAAATCCGCCAGGCATTGCACGGAGGCAAACCTGGAATATTCGATGCCACTTGATGCCAGACGAAGGGAGCGGTGAGGATGCAGTCAATCAAGCCGCTGCCGACATCGTCAAAGCGATCACCACACCCAACAGCACATGGCATAACTGGGGCGGGCTGGCGATCAACACCGAGCTCGGACGCATTGAGTACGTCTCGTTCGATGGC